TCTGCGGCTTCATAGTCATACTGTCGGTCTGCTTGAGCAAAAAGCTGTGTACGAATCTTAGAGGCTTTAATCCATTCAACAAACTTACCGTCCTGTACAATCTGCTCCATGTCAGGATGACGTGATTGCAGTTGTGACATTGCATTAGTACGTTGGTTGTTTAGAGTTGTTTCCTCTGCCTTCTTAATTGAAGGATGATTGCGTATAGCTCTTTCCATAGCCTTCTCTGGCTCAGAAAAGAAATCAATATCTTCGTCTTCAGATGTTGTTGGTTGTACTGGTGTTGCGTCGAGTTGTGTCTGGATATAACTATCAACAACAGAACGTAACTCCCCTACTTCTCCGCTTTGCTTTCCTAAGAGCTTCTCAGCTTCTTGGTGCATCCTTACAATCTCAGCGGTTGACTTTCCTTGGTACTTCTCAGGGATAGTTTCTTCAGGTTCAGGTGTTGGCTCTTGCGGAGCTTCCTGACCTAGTTCTTCAATGTTACTTGCTTGTTCGTCATTAACGTCTTCTGGACGCTCGTCATCTATAAATGTTGCCATTATTAAACTCCGTACCTTTTAGTATTATGGAGGTTTATATTATGTAAGGGTTCATACACCATTATGAATTTGCCTTACGTTGTAAAGCCATCTTTTGTTCTCGTTTCTTGACCCAGTTGTTAGACGATGTTCCGTTATGTTTTTCTGTCCAAGTCCCGAAAGAAGATAGCTGTTTTACCGCAGGTAGACCACACTCAAGGCAGTCTACTTCTTTAGTGTCACTACTAACGAATCGCTCGCTAGTGTGTCCTGCTTCGCATTTAAAATCATAGAGCGGCATCGGGGTCATCCCCTAGACGGTCGTATGCGTCACGGACGTGTTCTTCTAAGTTTAACAACGTTGAGATGACATAAAGTTGTCCCTTACGGAAGTAAAGGTCTTTCTCATCTTTAGTTGCTTCTACAGAGTTAATACCTTCTGCGTTTGTATGGAGGTCTTCCGTTAAGGTCTTCCAACCGTCAGTACGAAACGTAGTAAGCATATCTTCGTAGTATTTTTCTAATTCTCTATCTGTTTCAGTCATTAACTGTTTCTCCTTTAAAGGACAGTTTGTTATAAGTTAAAGTACAAGTTAAAGTATACTAAAGCATACTATAGTATTATTATAACATATTATGAACCAAATGTCAAGCTTTATTTTACTTATATGAGCTTCTTACTTTCATTGTGTTCTTTTTGTTCTTAGCCGCCCGTGAGCCACGCTTAGGTTTAGCAGGACAGGACTTTGTTTTTTTACAGCCTTTCTTCATCATAACTATTTCCTCTTAGACTTAGCGCCAGAGCATTTCCAACGCTTACGTGATAAATTGTTAGGTGTGTTAGGGTCGTTCTGTTTCTTCTTAGGTAAGCCTTTCTTAATTCCTAAGCTACGAGCGCAATAGCTGTCGCCTTTGGAAGTCCCCGCACGTACACGGGAACCTCCGTCTTTGGCCTTGCCTGCCTGTCCGTAGCTCACCTTCTTACCGGATGAAGTAACTTTAACCTTTGCCTTTCCCTTTCTTGGTGTCGCCACTGGGCTTCTCCTTAGAGTCAACTGGTTTGTTTACCTTTGCTTCTAGTGCGTCAATACGTTTGTTGACTTTAGCAAAAGCATCGTTAATTTGTTCCATTGCTGTGTTAAACTGACTGGGTAATATCATTGTGGCAATTGTCCTTGTGGTTCAGGTTGCATCATTGGTGGTTGGGCTACAGGTTCAGCCTGTGGCTCCGGCGTAGCTTCTACGTTGCCTTGTTCTTTAACGGCTACCTCACGCTCCTTCAGGAGTTGCTTAGAGATTTCAAGGCGCTTCTGGAACTCCTTGTCGTCTGCATCACCTGCCTGTAGGTTAGCTGTTACAGCACGTATACGGTCAATCTCAAGCTCCTGTGGTACAGCCTGTGCTTCAGCCATAGCCTTCATAGCGCGAGCCTCAGACTCTTTAGCCTGTCCATTAAGTGCCGCAGTCTGTGAACCTTGGAACTCTAACTGAGCTTGCTGTGCCGCTTGTTGTGCCTGCTGTGCTTCTGGGTTAGGCTGATTAGCTTGGTCAAGTTTAGCAATAAGCTCTTCACGGTTAGACAGGTTCATGTTGTCAACGATTGACTTAACCAACTCAGGGTACATTGGTGTGTCAGGTGACATAGTTTGTAGTAACTGCACAAGCTGTGTAACTTCGTACTCACGAGCAATAATACCTAGAGAGCTAGTTACGTCAAACTTATAGTCAGCTACTGGGTATGTCTCAGGCTCAAACTGCATATAACGATGAGCGGCCTTAGTCACTAGCGGGATGATGAACGACTCTTGGAAGTTAATCAATGTACGCTTATGACGCTTAATAATAGCACCGAGGCTCATAGAGATGCCTGCGGCTGTGCTTTCACCGTTAATACTGCCTGCAATGCCTGCTGAGTCAATAGCGCCTGTAGCCATCTGCACCATCTGCTGTAGCGCACCTGCCTGAGCAAAGGTAATCTGATTAACCTGACCAAAGTTAAATGGTTGTAGTACCTCAGCAGGGTTACCGTTAGTAAGAATAACCTTACCCGCACGAATCTCTGGCTTAGAGCCTCTTGGCATACGAGAAGCGTCCATTGCAAGCATAGGGTGTACTGTTAGTGCTAGAGCGTCGATACGAGCGCGTAGTTCTGCGTCTAACGCCTTTTGTGAGTTATACCCTTTCTCACATACACCTCGACCCCAGAAACGGCTAGGAACGACATCCCATGGGAATGCGATGATTGGACGGTCACCCATCATGTAGGGGTTTTTCTCAGCCTTAAGCAGTGTACCGCCATCAGCGATAACAACAATAGCCTCTACATAGTAGCTGTTGTCTTCACCTTCGTCGTCGTCGTTTAACTCTACAATCTCTTCCTCACCGTCTGGGTCAGACATAGCTTCGTCTAACAAGTGACGTGGTACAAGACCGTAGTACTTAGTAAGACGTACTTTATCGTCGTCATAGGTAGAGTTAAGGTCGTGGTCAGGCTCAATGTCAAAGTCAGGAGCCGCAGTACCTACGTCAGCTTCCCGATAGACACCTTGTTCCTGTAGCTGTTGTACTTGGTGTAGTGATACGAACTCATCCACAGCCACACCTAGCGCATTCTCAATGGAAGTCGCTACAGGGTCGATAAGGAAGTTCTGAGGCATTACAGGATTTAGCTTAACGCAGGTCTTATCCTTAATAGTAACACCAACCGCGGTCAATTCACCGCCCATAACAGGCTGTGTAGCCGGAGCCATCTCTTTTTCGGTAGTTAGTTCTATTTCAGCAATACCAGTACCGAATACAGCGGCGTTAATAAGACACTCAGCTACATTCTTACGTATTTTGTTACGACCGAAGTCACTAACTAGGTTTTCACGCAGTAAAGCTACGTCAGCGTTCTCTGTGTCGCCAATATCGTCTTTAATGTCGAACCATTTGCCACGACCAAAGGTAGCTTCCTCTAGTTCAGCTACGGATGACTCAACAGCCTGCTGTAGGGCAGGGGCAATAATACGTGAACGCTCTGATTGACGTGTCATGTCTTCAGCAGACCACTGACCACGCCATAGACGGTAGTATTCGTCGAACTTCTGAGAGTAGTTAGCCTCAAAGTTGTCACGCCATGAGGTACATTTGTAATCTACCCAGTCTTCTAGGCGTTCTAATTGGTAAACTTCTTCTTCTAACATAGTTTAATACCCTGAGTAGTAGTCAGTGAGTTCATATTCTTCTTCCTCGTAGTCGATTCCGTAGGCTACCTGTGCCAATTGGTCAATGTAAGCCAACGAATCAATTAAATCATCGTGGACAAGTTTGTTAGGGAACTGGAATAGCTCATCTAGGAACGTAGTATTCCAGTCACCCTTGTTAAGTGTTATCTTACCGTGTTCAAAACGCCCTTGGAGCGCCCAGACAATACGGTCAATCTTACGTTTGTTACCGTGAGTCAGCTCTTCAACCCTAAAGAAGCGTTGATTTGATTTCATAATGTCGTTTAGGTAAGGGTAGACAGCATTCTTCAATGCACCTTTCTCAATACCTACGGCTATTGGTCGGTAGTCTCGGACTGCTTCAAAGATTTTACGTGCTGTCTTCTCAACTCCCCAACGACCATGGATGATGTCAGCGACCCACCATCCTTCCGTACCCGCTTTAACCACCGCAATTGACGTTTGGTCAAGTCGGCTAGTTTTAGTTGTTGCTGTTTGAACTTCCGCAAAGCCTGCTAAATCCACTGCTATATAAAATTGACCTTCTTCAGGTTCCTCTTCACAGAACTTTATGTGTTCTTCCTTAAAGAGTTCACCACCTGCCGCCTCGAAGGATGCCATGAACTCCTGTCGGAAGGAGAAGGCAGACATGGACTTCTTAGCCGCATTAATCTCTTCCTTATCCAACAGGGGGTTATCGTATGATGTAAAGTGCCAACCCTTCCACTGTTCGTCCTCTGAAAGAGAAGCGTACTGGAAGAGGTCGTAGAAGTGGTTACGTCCCATGGGTGTACCAATAAACATGGCATCACCCTTCTGGTCAGCTAGGGCAGGTCGTAGGATTTGCTCCCAGACCTCCGGCTTCATATCGGCGTACTCATCCATACAGAGGAAGCTAAGGGAGACACCACGCATAGTCTCTGGTCTGTCAGCACCCTTGAGGGCGATGGTTGCGCCATTGACTAGCTTTATTTGTAAGTTGTTGATATGGCTTGACGCTATGACAGGGTTACCTACCTCTAGCAATGTCTGCCACATAATGTCCCTAGCCTGACCCTGTGTGGGTGCGACATAAAAGACATGACCTCTCTTACACTGTAACCCCTCAATGATTAACTTCCAAGCCGCTAGGCGTGACTTACCTGTTCGTCGTCCTGCCGCGATAACCTTGAAGCGTGAGTCGTCCTCAAACACTTCCTGTTGCCACGGTAGTAGTTCTACTTTTAAGTCAGTCAATTGTCACCTCCGCTTTAGTTTTAATTACAACTCTAGCGCCACATGACAGGATAGGTTTATCACTACCTCCATATATGACTTCGGACTCCCCGTGTATCTTAACGGAGTGTCCGTAGGTGTTCTTCTTACCTTCCTTAACAGTGATTACAGGTTCGTTAGTACCGTG